TGACAAATGTTATAGAACGTTCCTGTCACCATTCAACACGTAGCCATTCTAAAAATATAGATATTTCAGTTTCTGACACAGTTCTAACAATTCTACAGTATCAACAAGAATACTCACAAATACTCAAAAAATCAAAATTTGAAAATTCAAATCTTGTGGGAAGAATTGCATTAGATGATCAAAAATGTATAAACATATATCTTAGATCTGATGATGATGATAGGTTCGATCATAGCATCATTGAAATCGATAGCGATAATGTTCTTTTAGTAAAAGTTTTAAATTTAGACATATAAAAGGAGAAATATGAAGAAATATTCTGTGATGACAGAACAACAATTTTTAGATGTTGTGGGGGAAAGAATTAATCGAAAAGTACGATTAACACCTAAGATTTATGACATTGAAGATTTCACACCAATGAAAAAGATATTATTTGAAGATAGCGGAAATTGGATACAATCCGATATCCCACTTAAGCTTGAAATGGCAGCAGATGCTCTTGCGTTCGGGCATGCAGAAAAGTATTATGAAAATTTTGTTGAACAATTCGTTTCTGATTTTTTGCGTATTACAACCCAAAAGAAAAAAGTCTATTTGGCATCAGGCTGGTTTAATCCTACACAAGCAGATGAATTGACAAAATTAGAAAAAATATTTGATGATCGTTCTAACTGGATTGAACTTGCTTCCCCTAGAAGAATATTCATTTGTCCGCCAGATGCGCCAAAAGACGTTCAAACAGACGTGTTTAGTGGAAATCTTGAGCATATTGAAACTGCAAGTTTTTTGCTTGTTAACACAAGAGACAAAGACATAGGAACAATCTGGGAAGCGGGATATGGTTATTCTCACAAAAAGCCAATTATTTATTTTTGTAATGGTTTACCCGCAGGAGCAAAATTCAATTTGATGTTAGCAAGAAGCGGAATCAAAGTTTGTACATCGTTTGAGCAACTTGAAGATTATCTTGATCGTTGCGAAAAAGCAGGTGTTCTTTTAGAGGAACAATATGACAAAGACATTGAATAACGAAGAAAATTCGCCATCTTTATTTTATTGCTCGAGCCCTAACATACTCACACTTAAATCATTTGTTGATGATAGTCCCAAATTAATTTTTCACCTTAATGGTGATGTGACATGGAATGATCGACTCATAGTGGGTGATGAAGAATTCAAAGAAGCCGTAATTCATTTTTCAAACTGGATAAAGAAGAATCATAATCAATGAGAAGATTAAATCCTAGTGAAATTGTAAAAATTTGGCCTGCAAAATACGACGATTTTATTTATGGTGTTTTTGTAGATAAATACAAACACTTAGAACGTTATGATACATATGAAGTTTTTGCTGATGGCATAAATTGGAAACTTACAAGACAAGAAATATTTGTTGATGAAGAAAATCCTGTTCGTTCGTCTGAAGGGTATTTTCCAAATATCAGAAGGGTGTTTCCAAGTTTGATTGCAAATGAGATAGTTTCAATTCAGCCGATGACAATGCCCAAGGGTGTCGAATTTTTTCTTGACTATCAGTTTAAAAAGGATAAAACAGAAGATTCTGATGATGTATTGAAAGATTGAAATTGTATCGTGCAATGAGGGATCATTGATGGTATAATATTCTTGAATGGATCACTAGGAATATCGAGCATGATCAATGAAAGCTACATTAGACCCGTAGATAGACCTTCAGTTATATGGTGTCGAACATGCGCAAAGTATAAAGACGCTAAACCTGGCACTAGGAAAAGTGGCTCAAAATGGCCGCCTGCGGATTTGAAAACATGGTATTGCATAGATTGTGGTGAAGTGACCGGGAGCATGGTATATCAATATGAAGTTGCAGATCCCGTACTTCCCGAAGCATGGAAACCAAAGTGCGGAAATTCTTCATGTGATGGAATGTGCGACAATGCTCTGTGTATCCCACCAGAATATCAATTGCAAAAAGTAGTGTATGAAAAACAGGTTGAAATAGTAAAACAAAAATATTTTCCGTGGTATTTGATTTTTTTATCTATATTCGGAATTATACATTTGATTGGTGCAGTCATTTCATATCTGTTTTAACCCTTGTTAAGGATGTTATGAAATTTTTATCTGGTGAAATTGTTACAATATGGCCTGTGGAATATGCTGATTATATTTGTGGAGCAATAATTGCAGAACGATATTTGCCAGATGTCTATGATGTTTTGGCAGATGAAAAAATTTGGATGATGCATCATCAATATATTGGCAAAGATAAAAATGTATTAAAGATGCCAAGCTTTGATGAACTTGGAAAAATGATTGCACAAAAAGTTGCAGATGAAATTGATGCTCTAATTCTTAGAGATTTAGAAAAGATGTATTAAAATCGTGCTAATGTTCTTGATTTATGATACAATATTAAAACTATAACAATACATGGAGAAATAAACACATGAATATGGAGAAGCTCGAGAAGCTTGGGTCCATGAAGGCACCGAATCGTTTCGTTGGTCTTCATGCGCACTCAGGCTTCTCGTAAATAAAATCAACATTTGACGGTCTTAGTTATCCAAACGATCATATTGATTTCGTAACGTCAGAATCTCAAGGTATGGATGCTTGGGCGTTAACAGACCACGGAAATGGTAATGGTTTGTCTCATGCAAGATCACATACAGTCAAAATGCAAAAAGCAGGAAGAAAATTTAGAATGCTTAATGGCATTGAATTTTACTTTGTTCCTTCTTTGAAGCAATGGAAAATTGATTACGAAGCTCATAAAGATGCGGTAAAAGATGCAAAATCAGAAAAAGAAAAACAAAAATTAGAACTAGAAGTTGTTGATATTGATGCAGCAAAAGTTCTTGATGATGAAGATTCGGGTGGTTCTGTTATTGAAGATGAAAATGAAACTAAACAGTCTCATACACAAACAGATAGTTGGAAACGAAGATTTCATTTAGTTGTAATTGCAAAAAACAAAAAAGGATTAGAAAATCTTTTTAATCTCGTAAAGCATTCTTACAAAGATGGATTTTATCGATATCCAAGAATTGATTTTGACTTGCTTAAACAGTATGGCGAAGGTTTGCACGTCTCAACTGCATGTTTGGGCGGGATTTATTCAAATAAAATTCTTAGTGGACACGATCTAGGATTGACACCGCAACAGATTTATCAAGATTTAGATAATTTGACGGATAAATTTGTTGATTGTGTGGGAAAAAATAACTTTTTTCTTGAATTACAATTTAACAAACTTGAAATGCAGCATACTGTCAATAAATTTCTAATTGAACATGCACAAAAAACAGGATTACAGCTGATATCAACAGCAGACTCCCATTATCCGTCTCCTGATAAATGGCAAGCAAGAGAGCTTTACAAAAAGTTAGGATGGTTGAAATCAAAAGAAACTGAAATGGTTCTTCCAAAATTTGAAGATTTGAAATGTGAATTGTATCCAAAAAATGCATCTCAAATGTGGGATGAATTTATGAAATCACATGAAAAATACGATTTTTATCATGGAAATGAAGAAATCGTTCGTGATTCAATTGAAAGAACACACGATCTTGTGTGGAATGAATTCGAAGATGTCTGGATTGATACAAAAGCAAAATTGCCAAAATTTGATATCACAAAAAGAACAGAATTTCAACAATTATCTGATCTTGTTAAAGAAGGAATGATTAGAGAAAATCTTCATGAAGATCCAGTATATCTTGAAAGAATAAAAGAAGAATTGGGAGATATCAAATTCTTGGGTCACTCTTCATATTTTTTGACTATGCAAAAGATCTTTGAAAAAGCTGAGAAAAAGACTTTGTTTGGTGCGGGACGAGGTTCTGGCGCAGGTTCTCTTGTAAATTATCTGCTAGGAATTACACAATTTGATCCGCTCCCATACAATTTGTTGTGGCACAGATTTTTGAGCAGGCACAAAGCGGGATGGCCAGATATTGATAGTGATTGCTCAAATAGAGATGAATTGATTTATGCAGCAAGAGAACTATTTGGTGAAGATGCTGTTATTCCCGTTAGCAATATGAACACTTTAAAATTGAAATCTCTAGTGAAAGACATTTCTAAATTTTATGGAATTTCATATGAAGAAGTAAATGATGTTTTGAGGCCTCTTGAAAGCCAAGTCATGGAGCAAGCCAGAGATGATGACACAGAAAAATCTGTATTTGTACTTAGACATGAAGATTGTTTGAAATATTCACCCGAATACAAACAATTTATGGACAGATATCCAGATGTTGAGAAACACATATCTGTATTGTTCTTCCAAAATAGATCCCTAGGTCGTCACGCAGGTGGTGTTATTGTTGCAGATCCTGATGAGTTATCAGCAAATATGCCAATCATTGGTGTTCGAGGAGAATTGCAAACTTCATGGACAGAAGGTATGAATTTTAGACATCTTGAAGAAAACGGATTCTTAAAATTCGATTTCTTGGGCCTTTCCCTTCTCAGAGATGTAGAAAATTGTATTACAAAAATTCTAAAAACTAGAGGAAATCCAAAACCTACATTTGAAGATGTTAAAAAGTTTTTTGATGAAAATCTAAATTGTAGATATCATAAACAAGATGACCAAAAAGTATGGGAACATGTTTATCATAAAGGTCACTTTACAGGCATCTTTCAATTTACATCAGACCCAGCAAGAAAATTTTGTATGCAAGCAAAACCGACTAACATCGAAGAACTTGCAGCAGTTACAGCAATTTTTAGACCCGGACCTCTCAAGGCAAACGTTCATATTCAATATATCGAAGCTAAAAAAGATGCAAAGAAAATCAAATATGAGCATCCTATTATTGAGAGAATTTTGAAACCCACATATGGATTCTTGGTGTTTCAAGAGCAGATCATGCTTTTGTGTCAAGAATTATCGGGTTTTACTCCTGGTGAAGCAGATCAAGCAAGAAAGACTCTAGTTAAAAAATCTCTTGATTCTGTAGGAAAGAAAGTTGATGAAAAAGTTATTTTGAGAGAGAAATTTATTAGCGGCGCTGTCACTTTAAGTGGAATGAAAGAAAAAGCTGCTACAGAGCTCTTTGAAAAAGTCCAATATTTTAGTTTGTACGGATTCAATAAAAGTTTGTCATATGATTCAATGATAGATATTTATTCAGAGAGAAATGAATTTATTTCATCAGAAAAAATTCAAGATATTTTGCCAGGTATGTTTGTTAAGTCGAGAGACGAAAAAACTAAAAAAGATATTTTTGTAAAAGTTAAAGAAAAACATGATCATGACATTATTCCTGTTTATGAATTTACATTAGACGATGGAGAAAAAGTAAAATGTACGATGGATCACAAGTTTCGAGTTCAGGATGGAAGAATGATGCCAGTGTGGAAAATTCTGGAAGACAATCTGGAAATTGTAAGTGTGGCAGACAAAAATGTGGTATAAAACAAGGGCAGTGCAAATGGGAAAAATCTACTCTTATTGAAAATATTGATTATGTTGAATGCAAAATATGCAATGCGTGTAGAGGTGTTAATATAACAAATCACGTAAAAATTATTCACTCTATGAAAAAAGAAGAATATATTGAAAAATTTGGTCCTTGTAATGCTACAAAATTAAAAGAAAGCCTGACCGCTCAAGCAGAAGGATCAAGAAAAAGATGGAAATCTTGGAAAGAAGATGAGTCTTTAGAAGGAATTGAAAAAAGAAAAGAATTCGGAAATGCGATATCAAAAAGAATAATGTCATCTGACGCAGAAAGAGAAACACGTAAAAACAATATGACTATATTAAATAAATCTGATGAGCAAAGAAAAAGATCATCTGACACTGCAAAAATGACATCAGCAAGAGAAGATGTCATTAAGAATAGGTCTCAACAGCTTCAATTGTGGAGAGATAATAATCCCGATGATTTTTATGATAAGTGTATTGCAAAAATGCACAAAATAAAATCATCATTGCCAGAAAAACTTTTATATGAAAAAATTTGTGAAATGTTTCCAGAAAAATTTAAGAATTGTCAAGTCATTAAAAGAAAAGGAAAGTTTTTAGATACTAAAACGAGCAAAAGACAAATTGATATAATGAATAAAGAAAATAAAATAGTAATTGAATTTGATGGTCCTTGCCATTTTAGATCGATTCATGGCAAAGAAACACTTGAAAAAATAAAAATAAGAGACAAAGAATTAAATGACGTTCTTGTAGAAGAAAATTTTGTCGTCATCAGAATTTCATCTGATCAATTCTCGTACAAAACACCTCGCGGGTTTAATGAAAATTGTCTTGCAAAAGTAACTAAAATAGTTAATAATAACATTCCAGGACTTTATCTTATCGGAGATGATTACAAAAATGCCTAAAATTATTTCGTATAAATCAATTGGAGAATGTCAAACATATGATCTCGAAATTGACCACGCAGATCATCAATTTTATTTGTCGAACGGATTGTTAACATCAAACTCTCATAGCGTTTCGTATGCAATTGATTCTTATTATTCTGCGTGGCTTCACACACATTATGAAGAAGATTGGCTTGCCACTGTCCTTCAATCTGAAACAGGAACACCTGAAGGTCTTTCTAAAACAATTTCTGAAATTAAAGAATTTGGATTCAATTTTTCTAAAGTAGATATCAACTATTCTGATGTTGAATGGTCTTATTCTAAAACAGCCCAAGCTTTCGTCCCGCCAATGTCTTCAGTAAAAGGAATTGGAAAGTCTGCAATGAATGAATTATTAGAACTTCGACCATTCAAAAATCTATCAGATATGTTTTATGACAAAGATGATAACTGGAGGCTTGGAAAAGCTAATAAAACATGTCTTACTGCCCTTTGCAAAATTGAAGCGCTAGATTCACTAGAAGATTTTAGTAATGGAACAGTAAATAACTACAAACAGCTTTTGACTGCAATAACAGATGGAAGAAATTATGACTATCTTAGAAAAAATAGATGGGGTATGACTGCAACGCAAATGAAAAAAGCAGCAAAAAACAACGAAACATTGACGCCAATGTTAGAACAAGAAATTGAGAAATTTTCTGATGTTGAAGATTGGACAAGAAATGAAAAAATTATGATGCAACAAGAGCTGACATCTACAGCAGATACAAATTTGATGTTTCCAATTGAGTTAGTTTCAAAGTTACGGGAAAAACAAATTCAAAAACTTCATGATATTCCTCCTGATGAAGAAGGAATTGGTTGGTTTTGTGTATCAGATGTGCAAATTGCAAAAACAAAAACGGGAAAATCATATCTCAAATTGAAAGCTGTAGATGATTCGTCAAGGTCTGTAAATCTTAAAGTGTGGGGAGAGTTGAAAAAACCCGTTGAACCTTTTACAATCTGGATGGCTCAAGCTCATAACGATCCGCAATGGGGATTTTCAACAAACGTTTCAAAAATGAGAAAAGTGATTTAAATTAATCGTGCAAAAGCTAGTTAAATTTGTTACAATAAACTAGATTTATTTGGGGTATTTCGAATGAGAATCAAAAGTGAAAAAGTATTTGATGATGTATGTAACATATGCAAACTGGAAGTTGAATACGTATTAAGAGATTTGCACAATTCTTCTGAATATACACTCAAATGTTCACCAGATTATTCTTTTTGGTTTTGTCCAAAATGTCACAATAGAAATCAAGTTTGGGAGGCTGTCTGTCATGAGAATTGTTAAAGAAAATCACACCCAACATCACAAGGTACATGCAGTTCATGTGAAACAGTTGTCGAATATACGATGAATGACTTAATAAGCTCAGACGGTTTCTTGGGTGAATGGAAATATTGGGTGTGTCCTGACTGTTACAATAGAAATCCTGGAGAAATTCCCGATACACATGATGATAGTGAGTACTACTAAATAAATGGAAAAAATGATCAAATTTTATAATAAAAATGTAATTATTGAGGGTCCTGACCTTTCAGGAAAGTCGACACTCATAAAAGAACTTCATAAAAAGTCAAATTATGAATTCAATCTTATAGATAGATCTTATTTGTCTCGCATTTGCTATGCTAGACAATTTGGAAGAAATAT